CCAAAAGCGCGTAGTTCTGGGTTGTGCTTTCGCCATTGTAAAAAATACCCTGATTGAAAGGCACGCCACTGGGTCCGCCGGGACCGCTGAAGCCGAAATAATCAACAGTCGTGATCTCAAGCACGCGCCCGACGCCGACGATGCGTCCCCATACATCCAGGCCATAACCGACGGCCGTATCAATGTTCCAGATCAGCGTGTAGAAATTGTTGATATTCACTGTCGGATCGATGTAGTTATTCATATTCAGGATCAACTGCCGAATGGTCGGCGAGTTGGCGTATTGACTCAGAATGGTGGCTTCAAAATTTTCCATTTCAAACGAGGATCAGATTGATATCGGCGTTCTGAAGGGTCGGTAACCAATTGATCTGCATCTGAACAGAATTGTTATCGGCGATGACCGATGTCATGGCTTCGCTCGTCACTATCTGATTGACGGCCACGACATAGGTGCCATTGCCGCCTGTTCCCGATCCCAATGCTGTTATGATGGTGCCGGGCGCGACATTGGTGCCATAAACAAACTGCCCCACAGCGATCGGATTGGTCGCTGTCAAAGATGCCGATGATGAGGTCGTGCTTACGCTTGTTACATAAACGCCGGCGCCCCCGATCGTTCCGCTTGTCTGGGATACAATCGTTGTGCCGCCGGGAACGCCCGTCCCCGAAAGAACCATTCCCGGCAGGATCGTCCCCGTGATGGCCGTCACCGTCAGATTGGTGCCTGAGCCCGTACCCGTAAAAGCGGCCCCGGTCTGCGAAACGGTCATGGTCATGCCACTGATCGCGGCGACGAAGGCACATGTCGGTATGGCATCGGTGCCAAGCTGGATATCGATGATCTGCGCCCAGGTCCCAAGCGTCGAGACATCGCCATAGTAACGAGAGGCATAAATCTTTGAGCCGATCCTGGCGCGCGATCCGCCATCTTGCCCGGTAAACCCCGATTGGATCGCCGCCTGAACCAAGGCCGCGGCATTGTTCGGCGCGGAACTGCTATTCGTGATCAGGACATTGATGCAGATCGGCGCGGCGATCGGTATTTCATAGGTGACCGAATAGGATGGATAGGGCTCGGAGTAGCCTGAGTTTGTATCGTAAACCGTAACGGTCGTATTGCCGTTATAGGCGCAGCCGGGGTTTTTCTTGGTCCAAATGGCTTGCGCGACAGCAGCCTCGGTGCCCCCGGATACGCATACATAAAGACTGTTGGCGGCGAGCGTGACGCCGCCAACGACGACAGGCGATCCCGTATAATTCTCAGTCGTATAGGCATCGATCACATCGGAAACCGAGAGCACAGCCCCCTGGATCGCCGAGAGAAAGCCGGCGGCATTGGCTGCGACCGTCGCCTCGCGCCGGGCCTCGAATTGGCTGGCGCTCTCGACGATATTGCCGACCTCCCCCGATGCGACGCTTACGGTATTCCATCCCGGAACCGCCTGATAAATCGAAACGCCATTCGATGCGGGAACAGCGATCGGGCCCGTATTCTGAGCCGAGAATTGCACATTGATCGAGCCGCCGATCGGGATTGTCGATTGCGCGGTCGAGAAGTAGAGATTGCCTTCGGTATCCTGGATCAACGAATTGATCGGAATGATGACGCCTTGCAATCCCGTGCATGTTATTTCAAGAACGGTCGGCTGCGCGGGATTGCGTTCCAGAAAGTATATGCGCGCGATGGCATCCTGCATGCGGCCTGTCGCATAGGCGGGATCGACGCTTGTATACAATAATTGCTGTTGATCATAGTTATCACCGATGATCGCGGCTTGGGAGGTGATGAGCTGTCCTGTCGGCGTTGTCGAGGCGGTATTCAAATTGCCGCCGAATGCGGCCACCCAATCAGCGATCAGTCCCGCCAGGATAGCGGCCTGCGTCGGCGCGATAACACCCGTCACCGAGAATTCGATCTGCGGGACGCTCGTTGTTCCGCTCATGGAACGCGTCCTCTACTAGACGATATCCGGCCCACCCAGAACGGACGACCCCAGGATGAACTGGCTTCCCTGGCCTTGCGAGAAGGTAGCCGTTTGAGTTGTGCCATTGCTATCCTGAAACTGAACCTGACCAGATATCCCACGGTTACTAAAATTCGTGATGAATACCTGAGCATTGGTGCAACCCGGAACGGTTTCCGCGGCCGTTACAAGAAGGCTCTTGATCAAGGCGAGGGATGGAAATTTCCCAAGCACCTGCTGAAAGTAGGGAACGCCGACCGTTGTGTCATACCAACATTCTCCAAGAAAGGTTCGACAGGCCGATGAGACATCCTGAACAACCGAGTATGGATCGCTCGCCACGGCGATATCGCCGGATGAGTCCACGCATAAATCCCAGTAAACTAAATCAAGTAAGAGAGTTTGCATGAGCATCCGGTATATGATCGCAGACCGTTAGTCCTGATGGACAGGTTAGGCCAGGATACAAAGACTGGCCGGAGAACCCCCGCGAGCGCGCTCCCAAACCCACCTCGCGGGGGTTACTTTCTGGTTGCACTCTTTTGGCGAACTGGTATATAAGGCCAGACTAGTAATCCAAAGGAGACTTTTCATGCGCCAAAAATCCACCTCGGTCATCGAGAGTAGCATCGTTGTATTTCTGGCTACCCTATTCGCCCTCGGCATGGCTGGTGGCGTGATACTGCTCTTCATGACCAGCGCCCACGCGCAATCCTCGACCTGGGCCAGCGATCAGAAAGAGATGCTCAAGGAAAGCGAAGCTCCGCTTCTGCTCAATCTCACCATGATTGAGGTCGGCCATCGCTGCGGCATCCTCTATCCCGATCCGGCACCCAATATGCAAGTCGCGATCGTCGCGCAAAAACTCAGCGTCTATATCGCGGATCAGCGAATGCGTATGGGCGTTGGCGATATTTCCGATCTCAGAGGCGAAATACAAGAAGCGGTTAATCAAGGGAAACTAGTCGCCGCGCAAGATGGATTATGCGGGCGTATCCCCGCGGCCGATCGCGCCCGCATCCGCACGCTCGCGATTACCCTGTTTTCAGGCGTCAATTAAGTCCCGGGTACTGGCGGCCCGGACTCGCCGGAGCCTGTCGAGACGTCCGAATGCAGATGATCCATCAGGGATACCTGTGATCCCCCTTGATTGGCTATTACATCGCCCGTAAGCGTCAGATTGCCGGAGCTATCGAGATTGCAATTCTGGGATGCGATCGTGACCGGCAGTCCAGGAGCCACGATCGCCACACCGGCGGCGCTGATCCTGAAATAGATCGTCGGCGCGCCATTGATGAAGCCGCCGTAGTACATGCCATCGGCATAATTGTTTTGTCGATTTGAGCCGGGCGCGCCGATCTTGCCCGTGGCCTTGATACCCGAGATATCCCGATCGCAGATGACGGCCTGGCCAATATCACCGACAGCCGGATCGACGATGACGGCGCACGATCCTCCCTGATAGCGGAACGCGGGAATATTGTAGATCGTCCCATGGGCCGTTTGATTTCCCAGACCATCAAATTGATTGACCATGGGTTGTACGGCCACCATGGGTGCCGCGCCTGGGCCTCCCCCGCTGACCGATATGACCTTGACAATCGCCGCGAATGCTTTGCCGGCGATGATCTGGCGGGCGAGAAAGGCCATCCCATTGAAGACCGAGCCCCCGCTTGTCTGATAGCCGGCCGGCCCCCAATAGGCGGCATTATTGATATTGGTGTTCGCACCCTGACCTTGCTGCGTGGCACTCATGATCCGGGTGCCACTTGCCCCGGCAATCGGACAGCGCCGCAATCACAAAACCATGGGCCATCCGGGACTTGCGATGCGAGATCGTAAGAGAGCGCGTTGATATACCAAAGGCCGCTGGCTTGCGTTAGCTGGCTATTGATCTGAACCTGACCGGCGAATTTCAGGTTAGGATTGAATATGGTCCGAAAGCGGATGCCATTACTCTGGTATTTCGGATAGCTGATCAAACCCGAAGCCGGCTCGATCAAGGGAATAACCCCGCCCCTTGTCGAATTCTTGGGCCAAATCGCCAGCGTGATCCCATCATCGAACATCTCGATATTGGCATCCCGGGCAAGCGCCTGGGCTTGTTCAAGGCCGGTGCCCGCATAGTAAGGATGCGAAAGCTTGACCATGACGCCATTGTTCTCGAAGGCACGGCCCATCTGGTTCGCGATGCCAGACATCAATGTCGCCACATCGCCTGTTCCGTTTACGCTGATCGGCGCGACCGGAGCCGCCGCATTGAAAGTGCCCACCCATGAAATGATCTGTAGGGATGTATCGGGTTGGGTATCCAATTGCTGCCAGGCATTCTGAATATTGCCCTGGAAGACCTCCGCCATACCGTTGACGATATCGCCGGCCTGAATGCTGACGGTATTTTTCCGAGCCGCTGGAAGCGGGGCGCCGAGCGTCGAGATTTGCGCCATGATCGAGGGCGTGACACCGAATATCGTGATTTCCGCCTTGCTCATGGCTGGCGGACCATTCTTTACAATAGCGGCCAGAATGCGCGAATTCGATATGGTAACCGATGTCGAGCCGCTATCCCCAAACGAGCCCTCGCCGAGATTGATCGTCACCGATAATTGGCGCTGGATATAAGAGCCCGTTTGTGGGACAGCCGATTGAACCGGTTGATTATTGGAAGCGCTCATCTAAACGCCGCACATCCAATGCAAATGCCAACTGAATTGCGCATCGGTAATCTCGCCGGCCCGCCATTTCCTTTCCATCTCGCGGTTCAGCGCGATGAATGGATCAAGTGGCGGCCGTGAAAAGAGCCGGCACTTCATTGGGATAGAAGTAAACCAGGATATAGCGCGTCCCCAGGCTCGCGTAATAGGGGTCAGATGATCCTTGAGTATCGACAAAGGCGAAGTCCCCCAGAAAGCCGAGATAGAGTGAGCGCACGATCCGATTGAAGTATTGACAGATGACGCCGCTGATGATCACGGCGTTATTAACCGCCACATCCATGAACATCCCCGTTGACTTCTGGTAGATATTCAATTGGCATTGCTGATTGTTCAGCAAGACCGAGACGGTCTGCGAGGGTAGCGCTTGCAAGGGAACAATCAAAGGCATCAGGTCAAGCCGCCGGCCGGCGGCACCGTTTGCGGCTGTGATCCCGGGCTACTGGCGATATTCGGGTTTTGCGCCCCGGGGAGTTGCGCTTGCACCTGACCAGAATTGATAGGACTCGCGCCATTCGGTTGTTGGGTTTGCGTGAACTCGGCGACGCCCGTTACTCTGATTTCCTCAAGCTGAAGCGTCAGTGCGATCAGCGTAGTTCCCTCCGCTGAACTCCGCCTGAAACTCTGCGAGATTATATTGATGCTCGAATAGACGATCTCCGGCATGACCAGATTGTAAAGATCAAGCGATGCGACGACATCCTCAGCATCCTCAAGCAAGGTCGAGCGATCGATCTGCTGGCCACCCTGAAGGAATGTAATGCTTCCCTCGAATGGATCGGCCACTTTATTATAACTCAGGAAGGCGCCTTGTTCTTGTGGTGCCGAGGAAACGCGATTGGTCTGCTTATAGGATACCTCTTTGATTGTCTGCGCGACGATCACGGGCTGACCATTCTG